AATTGGAGCTTTAGCTTCTATTGAAAAAGTAGATGAGGAAGAAGATGACAATTAAGTCCAAAACAAAGCGCAAACTTTCAGAGATTGACTTTAGCAGAGAAGATGCCCACATTGCACTTGTCTCTAAGGAACAAGGTGGTCCTGCTAATGGTGCGGATTATGCTTTAATTCTGAAAGCTGCTAACACTCCTGAAGAAGTTCAGGAAACAGTTGAAGATACTCCTGAACCAGAGATTGTTCAAGAGATTGAAAAAGATGCTACCGGGGTTTCCGGTGCTGTTAAAAGTCCTAAAGGACGTGTTTCTAAGAAAAAGGAAATCCCTATGACACAAGAAGTCGAGATGGTTGAAAAGAGTCAACTAGCTGCTGTTGAAAAAGCACTAGCTGAACAACAAACCTTGCTTCAAAAGGCACTGGATACAGTTGCTAAATATGAAGCTGAAAAGAAGGAAGCTATTGTAAAGGCTCGTTTTGACCAAGTCAAGCAAGCTGTAGCTAATGAAGAAGTTGCAACAATTCTGTTTAAGGCTGTTGGTCTGGTTGAAGACGAAGCTGTATTCGTAGAAGTTGTTAAAGCACTTGGTGACATGAAGGCTCTCGTTGAGAAGTCAGCTATGTTCCAAGAAGTAGGTGCAAGCGCCGAGGAATCCGCACCTGCTGTTGAAGAGTCAGGCGTTACTAAACTGCTAAAAGCGCAGTTTGGCGTCAAGTAATTTGCAAATTATAAAGGAATAATAATATGGCTACAATCGCTACCGATGTGCTGCGCAAGAGTAATCTTGTCAAGCAAGAAACCTTTCCTGAACAAGGTTACAACTACGATGCAGTTACCGTAAACGAAGCTGCAATCAAGACCTACGCAGTTGGTACTGTGCTGGGTAAAGTTACTGCAAACGGTAAGTACAAGATCTGTGTTCAAACTGCTGTAGACGGTTCACAAACTGCTGCTGCTGTTGTTGTTGCAGATTACTCCATTGCTGCTACCACTGACACCAAGGTTCTTGCTATGGTTCGTGGTCCTGCAATCGTCTCAAAGGATGCTCTGGTTCTAGATGCTTCTCATGACCTGCTAGCTGAGAAAGATGCAATCTACGCTTCTTTGACTGCTCTGGGTATCTTGGTTGCTCCTACAGTCTAATAGAAGAATAAGAAGGAAAATAATATGTCTAATGTTCGTAGTTTTACCAATCCTTTTGAGATTGTAGATCGTACCGATGATATCAACCTAGTCCCAAACTTGTGGGGCAAGCTGCGCGAAGATGGTTTGTTTGCTGAAGAATCAGTTGCTCAGAATACTATCACATTTGAAAGCACCACTGGTACTATCGCTGTGATTCCTGACCAAGTTCGTGGCGCACGAAACAACGTCAGCAAGGACGATAACCGCATCATCAAGGCTTTCAGCTTGACTCATCACCCCTTGGATGACTATATCACTCCACAAGACGTTTCTGGTAAGCGTGCTTATGGTTCTGATAATGTCGAAACCACTGATGCGGTGTTGGCTCGTAAGCTTGCGCGTGTTCGTAAGAGCCACGCCATTACTCTGGAAGCCGCTCGCTGGCACACTCTGACAACTGGTACACAGTTCAACCCAAGTGGCACGATTGGCTCGTTGTCCTATTTCACGGACTTTGGAGTTACCCAAAAGTCAATTGACTTCGTTCTAGGCACTGCCGGTACTGAAGTAAATGAAAAGGCTGAAGAAGGTATTGCTCATATCCAAGATAATATTCAATCTGGTGAAGTGGCAACTGGTTTTACTTGCTATTGCTCGCCTGAATTCTTTGGTAAGCTGATCAAGCAGGCCGGTGTTAAGGAAGCTTTCAAGTACTACAGTTCTACTCAAGAAATCCTACGTAATCGCCCAGGTGGTGAGGGTGTATATCGCTCCTTCTATTTTGGAAATATTTTTTACGTGGAGATTCGTGGTTCATATAACGGTTCGCGTCATATTCCAGCTAACGAAGCTGTAATGGTTCCTACTGGTACTATGGATTGCTTCAAGACCTTCTTTGGTCCAGCTAATAAGTTCGATCTGGTTAACACCTTGGGTGAACAAACCTACGCATGGACTTACAGCGACGCGAAGGGTGAGAAGATTGAGATTGCTTCTGAATCTAACTTCCTGAACTTGCTAGCTCGTCCTCAAGTAGTAGTGAAATGCACTACATCGAATTGATAGCGTTAAACGCATCGCGTTAAGACTATCCTAGGCCCTCTTCGGAGGGCTTTTCTTAGCTCATTATTCTGTGGGCTAAGGAAAGAAAAAGGATTAACATGTCCCTAAATAATATTCAAAAAGTGCGAGTAGAGGTAGGTGATGTAGATGTTGCATTTCCTATTTTACCTGATAGTACTTATATTTACTTACTGGAAAAGAACTACAACAGTATTGCTCGTTCGTCTATGGATGCAGCCAGGATTGTTTTAATGCACCTAGCTATGAGGGCTGATGATACTACGGTAGACATTTTCTCTATTAAGGGAAGTAAGGCAGCAGAATCCTATCGTCAAGCCTTGATCTTGTATATTAAAGATCCAAACAATAATCCAATGTATCAAAATTGTCAAGCTTGGTTTGGTGGTGTATCTGTATCCCAGATGCAGTCTAATGATGCAAATCTTGATAACAATATTGTACAACAACCTTCAGTAAGTTACGACACTGTACCTACAGGTTACTTCACATTCTGAGGTAATTATGAATCAATTCTTAAAAGCTACCCAAGAAGCTATTGCTAGAAACGGTGTACAGATTACTTACAAGAAAAAGGGAAATAGTGCATACAACCCTGATACAGGGTCAGTAACTTCAACTGATGTTGATTACGTCATTACGTCTTATCCCAAGCACATTAGAGCGAGTCAATTTCATTACCCTGATTTGATTGGTAAAGAAAGTTATATGTTCTATATTGCTGGTGCGCAAGTATTTACTCCTGCTGTAGCAGATAGTATTTTATTTGACAGTTTCTTATACAAAGTAGACTCAATCCAAAAGCATTTTGCTGCTGGTGTTACTTGCTTGTATAGAGTTATTGCTGTAAAGGGTTAATATGTTAGGTGTTGATACTGCTGACTTTGATAAATCAGTTGATCAGTATATTGACCAGCTAACCAAGGCTTTGAAGACTTCTGTTACTCAGGTGATGTATGGGACTGCTAATGCTGTAGTAGAGAACACACCTGTCGGGGATACAGATACATACTACGATCTGTATCTGAAACGATTTGATGCAGAAGGTTGGGCAATTGAGGAAGGCATGTTACTGGCAAACTGGGGTTTTCATTTGAACACTTATGACAGCTTCTTTAACAAAGACATTCGAGATACTGAAGGTGATTTAGTTACTAAATCAATTATTGAAGTAATGCAGGAGTACAAGTTAGGTGATTCTATTACAGCTTCCAATTCAACCCCTTATGCCACTCGAATCGAACAGGGGCAATCTGCACAAGCCCCCCTTGGTACGGTAAAACCTACAGAGGTCGCACTACAAGAGATATACAAAATACAATTTAAGGACTTCTTGAATGGCTGAAATTATTAATATTAAAAGAGCTTGTGAAAAGAAGTTAGCTGCTCTAAGTCCTGCCGTTGTAACTGCTTATGAAGGAGTAAATTTTGAACCACCTTCTAATGCAATGTACCAACGCTGTCAGTTTACTATTTCACCACCTGATGATCCTGTCTTTGGTACAGGGTATCATCGAGAGAGAGTTCAATTTCAAGTGTTTGTTGTTGATCCGCTAGGTCAAGGAACAACAAATGCTTTACAGCGTGCTGAGTTAATTAGGCAGCACTTTGCAAAAGGAACAACCTTAGTAGAAGGTTCAACTCCTTTGTACGTTTTAACTACACCTCAAATTGCAGGTACTTCAGTAAGTCAAGGTAAGGTTATTGTGCCTGTTTTGATTGATTTAGTTGCAGAGGTGTATTGATATTGGGGTAGCTCCCCTGAAGGCAATTTTGCCTTATTTTGCAAAATAAAGAAAAGGAAATATTATGTCTATCGCAAAAGGTGTAGCAAAAAAGGTTGCGTATAAAAAAGAAAGTGTGTGGGGTACTCTAGCAGGTGCTGCATCAGGTAAGTATATTCGTCGTGTGACTTCGGATTTTAACTTGACAAAAGACACTTACGAATCCGGTGAAATCCGTAACGACTACC